CGCAATCACAAGCATAAGTAACGCAATGGTTTCTGCTGTGCTCATGCGGTCACCCCCTTTACGGGAAAACAACCGTACCGCTCTTACTGGCGAACCATACTATACACGATTCGCCTTGCTTTGTCAATTTTCTACGCCGCCCACTGGGCGGCTTTTGTTATGTGCGCGCCTCACCCCCTTACACGATGGTATTGGACTCATCCAAATAGTAAGTAGTGTTGATTTCCGGTGTTCCCTTGAACGTGCCTCCCGTATTGGCGAACATCTTGTCAAGCGCTTGCGAAGATATTGCTCCGGTTCCGCTTTTGGGGATGCGGTACGCCTTGGTATATGTTCCGGACGCCGTGGTAGATAGTTTGATTTTCTCGCAACCTTGGAACATGCTGTAGTAGCAACTGTTCGCCAGCGTAGTTGCAGGCAGCGACGGCACTACTGTGAGGCTCGTGCAACCGGAGAACATGTTGGAGTAGCTGTAGTTCTTCGGCGTGGTTGCAGGCAGCGACGGCGCTGTCGTAAGGCTCGTGCAACCTTGGAACATATGGGAGTAGCATGAGCCCGCCAGACTAATTGCAGGTAGCGACGGCGCTGTCGTAAGGCTCGTGCAACCTTGGAACATATAGGAGTAGCAACTGTTCATCAGACTAATTGCAGGTAGCGACGGCGCTGTCGTAAGGCTCGTGCAACCCTGGAACATATAGGAGTAGCAAGCGTACGCCATTGTGGGGCGCTTCCCTCTTTTTACGGTTGCATAGTCTAACAGGAGGTCAATATCCCCGTTGCAGGCAATATTCGCCCCGGCAACGTTCCATGCGTCAATGCCGGAAAGAGTTCCGGTTATTTTTGAATTCCCGATCCCTCTGAGATAAATGCAATGATTGTTTTCGATTTCACCGGAAGCAATAGCGCTGCCGTCCCACGTTTTCCATTCGCTTCCGTTGGTGTATTCTAATTTGCCGTCCCAGTTTTTGGGAGCTGAGATAGAAAATGGATTTGGTGATGAAAATTCTAATGCGGTATCGAGGTCATCCGGCCACGCCGCGCGGTGCCGTCTCATCCTCGGATAGTTTACGATCATGTTCTCACCTCACGATGCAAAGCTGACTGGCTGAATCGACACGTAAACCTCCACGGCTGCCGTCGGGATCTCGTCGCACTGGAAGGCCAGAGAATCCGCCCCATGGCCGACGCACTGCACATAGCAGGCATTCCACGCACTGTCATAGCTTTCGTCAACGGGGGAGCAGATCACCCTCTGCTTTGTTCCGTCGGCGAGGACGCCAGAGACCGTAACGGTCTGCTTCTTGGTGCTGGAATCCCACCCGGCAGCCGTCAGCGTTATCTTTTGCATTTTGACCTCACCGGCGGCCAGCATAGTCTGTACGTCGCTGTTAAGGTCGGACTTGGAAACCTTGTCCTTGAATGCAAGCCCCTTTAAGTCGGAAAACCACTTGGCAATTTTGCCGACCGTGACAGAAAGTTTTTCACCGCTCGCAACATTGGATCTATCAGACGCCATGGGAAACGAAACAGTTGTCCCAGAAGCGTTTCCGTAGAGGTATTGCGCACGGACGTCTTTCCAGCGGGCGGATAATGTCCCCAGAGACGCACCATCTGCGGTATAGGGCAAGAGATCGCCATACATAGTGCCGCCGCCGCGATTCAGCAGCGTCCCTTCAATGCCGCCACCAATGCCCGTGAGCGCAATCTGTGTTGCCGCAAACCAGCCGCCATCGTTGCGAAGCTGCGCGCGGAGCGTTATCCGGGCGCGCTTGCCATCCCCGCTTACACTTGCATCCAGATACTGTGTGTTCACAACTTCGTCCGAGGAAATACCGTCCCGCTCTGCTACAAAAACGTACCGATCTTGAACAGAATCATAAACCTCGATCTTATAGTAGCCGCAGTTTTGCCCACGCGCCCGCCAATAGAGCGATACCCCGTTTTCATACTTGAATGTTGAAGGGGAGTTAATCACGATTGAAATGTCAAGATTCCTGACATCCATTCTATTCGGGGAACTTGGTATTGATATATCCTCCCACACTCCCGTAGAATCGCCTTCCGGTGTCACTCCTTGAGATTCCTTCAGCGCCTTATACCACCGAAAAACGCCGGATGTGGTTTGATACATGACACGCGCATTTTGCGGGTATTGGGTCGTTTCATTCCACCGGCAAACACCTTCATTTTTTGCGTTGCTGGGGCCTGCACCAAAGTTAATGTATGTGCTGGATTTTCCGTCAAACAGCGTATCAATTTCCCAATTCTGGAACGGCATAAGAACCCCGTCATAAAAAATTTGGGCATTACCGCCGTTATACCGGAGAAAACCGATTGCATTTACAGCCGGGTTGATGGATACGGCGCTTGCATTGTTAATGATGCTGTTGATGCCTCCCCGCAGCCGCAGCGCCTGGATCTCGTCGTTGATGCCCTGCTTTGTGGGGTCGCTGGGGTGCACATGGTCCCCTCTGGCGTATTTTTGCTCCTTGCCCACCGCAGCCGTGCCGGGGGCTTTCGGCGTGGTGGTGGATGCCTCCGCGACCGCCACCGCACCGTTGATCTGCTCCCCCGCCGCATTGTGGGCGGTGGCCCCGGAGAGCAGATTCTCCGGGGTCACGGTGTCCTGGGTCAGATCCAGCTTCGTCTCACCGTTTACCTCGACCTTGTTGACCGCCATTCTTACGCACCTACTTTCAGGGTCTGGCCTCCCTGCTCGTTGTCGGTGTAGCTGACAGGGATCGCCGCCACAGTGACGGATGACAAGCAGTTGTAACCCTCATCCGGTAGAATTTCCTGCTGGGCGAAGGTGGGCGTGGCATTCTTGGCCTGCGCCTTCATGCCCTCATTGCCGCTCATGGTGCCGGACACGCCTAAGACCGTGATGCCCTCCCGGATGTTGGCGGGGATCAGCTTTGCCGCCTCCGCCTCCGCGATCTGCGCCTTGCCGGAGCCGTCATGGAAGCCCATGGGGATGGACACGGGGGCCGACTTGTCCGTGATGTCAAGGGTCTTGCCGCCCTGATTCGGCATGGTGCCGACCAGCTTTGCGCCTTTCGCGTGGGCCGTTTTCCCAAGAAGGATCTCCGCAGCGACGGCGGTATCCTCGGAAGTGTCGGAGTCGAAGGTGCTGGTGCCCACAATGGGCGCGCCGCTCTTGTCATGGGCCTTGATGCCCTTCGCCAGCTTGTCGGCAGTGATATCGTCAGCGGTGAGGTCCAGCTTGACGTCATTGCCGATGATGACCTTGTTGATGTACTTATCCGCCATAATATTCGTCTCCCATAATCAATGTATTTCCCCCGGCCTCGTTGGACACCTCAAATTGGGGGATTTTTAAGACCGTCACATCGTCCGCCATGGACTTGTCCTTTGTTTCCAGCACCACCGGGCCGTAGATCTTGGGCGTCACCTGATACGCCCCGGTGTAGGGGTCTCCCTTTCCCGCAACGATGGACACGGCAAAGGAGATCTCAAGGGCCTTGCGCGGCTGTAGTTCAAAGGTAAGCATCACAGCACCGCCTTACTGATTGCCCCGGCCACCTCCACCATCTGGATCATGGAGCCGATGACGTCCCCGCCGGTGAACTTCACCCGGACCTGCATGGGGCACACCGGGGGAAGTTTGAAGGTCTCCTGCTGGGTGATGGGGAAATGGAATTTCCCGTCAGAGTAAGTGACTTCCTCCGGGTAGCTGCGGGTGATGTTCAGCAACGTGACCTCCACCAGCTCCACGCCTTCCACGCTGAGGGGCTGGCCCTGATTTTGGATTGTAATATCAATGCTATACGCATCACCTTGTACCATCAGGACGTCACCTCCGTAGCGCTGACTGTGCCGGTATCATCCACCGTCAGCTTGAATTTTTTTGTGCTGCTGACCGTGGAGGACGGCACCACGAACACCCCGTTTTTCACGGCCCGCACGGCAGCATCTACCGTCTCGCCGGTTTCTGCCATCGTGTAATACTCCGTGGGCGGAGCGGTCAGCGCTGCCAGCTGGGTTTCCAGTGCCGTCACACGCTCTTCCAGTGTTGCCATAGCTGCCTCCTTATACAATCATTCTGCGGCCCAGCTTATCCAGCAGCCATTTACCGTCTGCTGTTGCCAGAGGGCCTGTCTGAATCGTTCTGAGCTTGCGGTAATAAATAAGCACGCACCCGTCTCCGCCTTCGCCGCCATCGGAGCCGTTTCCGCCCTGCCCCGGAGTTCCCGCGTTGACGTTATAGGTAATCGACAGGGAATGGCCGGTATAGATGCGGCTGCTGGCCTCGCAGATGCCAAACCCTCCGCCGCCACCGCCTCCATGGCCGCCCCGGCCTCCGGTTCCCCGATTGCCCGCAACCTTGTCGGGTGCGACGGCGTCCGCACCTTTTCCTCCTGTTCCGCCATTGCAGGTGATTGAATAGTCACCCCAGCCAACCTGTGATGTGCTGCGGACCCTTCCGTAGCCTTTGTCACCGTCTAAGCCGTTTGCCCCAACAGCTGCACCACCTCCGATTCCAGGACCTGCGCCTGCGTATAGATCTCCAGCTTTTTCTCTGTTGCTGTCATAAGCCCCTTCCAAGTAACTTTTTATAGGGATCGGCGGCTGCGGAGTTGCTCCGGGGAGCCAGACCGTTCCGGAATCATCCACGACACTACCACCGGGTTCATTTGGTTCGTCATCTCCGGCGGTTGCGTTGTCTTTTGTTCCGCCGCCTTTGCCGCCGGGGATGCCTGCGGCGCCTCTGGCGGCGTAGACCTCTCCGGTAATCAGATCCAGATACCCTGCATTGCTGGCGGCTCCGTCTGCGGATGTGTAGGTTCCGAACGTGGTGGCGGATCCTTCGGATCCCTGTACGGAATCACTCCCTGAATGTCCGCCGCCTTTGCCGCCTTTTCCGATATGGATTGAGAATTTCGTGCCGGGGTCGCATGTGACGGAAATCTGAAGGATCCTCCCACCAGATCCGCCCAGTCCGGCCTCGCCTCCGTCACCGCCCTTGGACGCCATCATTCCCTGATTTTTGGTGCTGACGCCGCTGCTGCTGTAGGTTTTGCCGGTGGTGCCTCCGGAAGCACCCTGCTTTCCGCTGAATCCTCCCCATGCACCGCCAATCAGAACAGCGGTAAACTCTCCCGTGTGGGATGTCCACTCTCCATCTTTCGTCAGTTCTTCCCGGGCGTCAAAATATTCCGATGCATCCGGCTGCGCCGGGGTGTATCCAACCAGCGCCTCCATGCTGCTTTTTAGCGTCGCACTCATAGTGGTGTCGAGGGACTGGATACACGCAGAAACCATTTTCTTGTCATACGGATGGTACACGCTCACAACATGGCCCGGTTTCTCGTGCCCGCTTACAATGTCATTGGTGATAGTCTCGCGGCATCGGTAATAATCCGCAAGACGCTTCGCCACGGCGTAGGAGTTTACCAGAGATACCAGTGTGGCATCCGTAACCGACTTCACGTTTTCCGCCGCGCCTACCGTCACGGGCTGAGTGATTAAGCGGGTGTTGTGGATATACGCCTTTCCGGTCAGTGCGCCAGTTCCTGCGGAAATCTTTGCGTAGTTCGCGCCGCTTTCCAGAATGGTAAAGCCGGTTGCGGAGAGGGAGTGCATCGGCTCAGAGAATGTGATGATATCGCCATTCTGCGCCGTGCCGGAGAATAGCTCTTTTACCTCCGTTCCCGCAACGTATTGATGCTCCGTCACCGTCACAGCAGAAATGGGGTCGCTATACCCAACCTTTCCGCCGCTCAAATACATTCTGTTGCCTTGAATCACAGACGCCGTTCCGTCCCACAGGGAATCAATGTGCAAAACGCCGTTTAGGTCGGTTGTTAAATATGCGCCAATTGCAAAAAGCACTTGAGCCAGGTTATCCCTTGCGCTTTTGCCTTGCCCGTTTGTTTTCGGCTGGCAATACGGGAGCCAGCCGTATAGTTTAACGTTCGCAAAAACGCTCTTGACCACAACCGGAACCGAACCGCAAATATCGGAAATTACATCGGAAACGGTTTGCCCTGTATAAATGCCGCCTTTATGCGGGATCGTTGCCAATAAACCGACCGCAGACCACGCTACAATTTTATATGCGGTTGCGCCCGTCCGCTCAATCGACCGTAAATAGTACGTCTGCATTGATGCGTTAGAATCGTTTTCCCAGAAACGAATAGCGTCATTCTTCTGAAATGACATAATCGAAGGATCGTCGCATCGCACAACAACTGTCAGCGTATCGGCAGAAATACTCTCACAGCTTAATGACTGCTCTCGTGTGGGCGCAGCTTTTTCTGTTCGGGAAGAATCAAACATCCAATTTTTGTAGGTGATCTTCATATCATTTCTCCGTAAACGCAAGCACCATGCCCGTCCAATATTCTGCAGCGTTCGTTCCGGTTCCTCTGTCAACGCCCTCTGGAGGATCGCACGTCATGTTTGCCGTGCGATATCCTCCGCTTCGGGTGTCGAAAAAATATACGCTTAGATTTCCACTGTACAGTTGCTCGAGTAACGTGTTCAGCTGTGTTTCCGTTAGAGGCATACACGTACAGGTAATAACTGCCTTGATTGCAAGCACGTCCTCCGTGAAACTGCCGTCCAGCATGTATCCTTCGTTTGGCCCCTTAATTTTCTTGTGTCCCACCTTGTAGCCGACCGGCGTAAAGTAGGATGTAAAATCAATTCCGTTGATTTTGATCGTTTTACTCATGCGCCGCTCCTTAATGCCTCCGCTGCGTTGTACGGCACCATTTTTCGCGCCAATACTGCGCCGTCAAGTTCGGTTGTCAAATTGATTACAATACTTCCCACACCGCCGGTCGCCAATGCACCAACACCGGACGCAATAGAGTTGCCGATCGCCGCGACGCCGGAGGCTCCAAAATCGAGTGATGCCGTTCCAAAGTCCATGCCAGATGCAATGCTGCGCTTGATATTGCCGTATTCGTTATCCCAGCCCTCGCCCAAGCCAAGCGCCATGTTCTCGCCGATCCCGGCGAAGACGCGAGACGGTGAGTGAATACCGAGAACGCCTTTTACACCATCCACAATGCCGTCGAAAAAGCCCTTTACCATGCCTGTTAGCCAATCGCCCATTCTCTTGATGCCTTCCCAGATTCCTTTGACAAGGGCTATTCCGATTTCGATGGCGGCTTCTCCGATATAGCCTATGGACTGGATAAACGCGGATGCAAGGTTTTTGATAATCTCAGGGGCTGCATCCAAAAGCTTTGGTAGATTATCAATTAGGCCCTCTGCAAGCGCAACAATAAACATTGTGCTTGCTTCAATAAGGGCGACAAGTGTGTCTGGCTGAGTCAATATTTCCGCAATCTGTACCACGCAATCAACCAACTGCGGTGCGATTTCCGGCATGGCCGAAGCAATCCCTTGCACCAAAGCAATCAGCATTTGCACGCCTGCGTCTAATAATTGTGGAATAACAGATAAAATTGCTCCCGTAATTTCAGGGGCCATATCCGCAAGTGCCGCAACAATTCCGGGAGCTGCGTCTACAACCCCCTGCACCAAAGCAGTGGCAGCACTCACAAGCGATGGCAAAACAGAGCTAACAAGCGACGGTAACTGCTCGGAAATAACCGGGGCAAGCCGTGTAATTAAATCCCCAAACCCGGTAAAAATTTTTTCAATACGCGGAAGAATATTTTCGGCCGCTTTACCAACCGAATAGGTAAAGTTTTCAATCAGCTGGTCAAGGTCTGCGTTATCATCTGCAATTCCTGTTACAAGGTTTGACCAAGCGGATTTCATCATGTTAACACTGCCTTCGATAGTGCTTGCCGCTTCCTCCGCCGTTGTCCCGGTGATCCCCATTTGATCTTGGATCACATGGATTGCTTCAATCATCTTGTCGAAAGAAACGCTATTGACTGTGTCCGCTGTGACCTCGACGGTATCGCCCAACACACCTGAATCGTTGATGAGCCGCGCCATTTCTGTCGCCGTGCCACCATAACCGAGTTTGAGGTTATCCAGCATGGTATAGTTTTGCTTTGCAAAACCTTGATAGGCGTTCTGGATCATCTCCATACTTGTGCCCATCTTGTTCGCGTTATCCGCCATGTCAACGACAGCCTGGTTTGCTACCTCCGCCGCCTTTTCTGTGTCACCGCCAAGGCCCTGCAACAGCGACGCCGAAAATGACGTAACCGTGTCCATGTACTCATTGGCGGAAAGTCCTGCGGTTTCATACGCGTGGTTTGCGTATTCTATGACTTGATCGGCAGAGTTTTTGAACAGCGTCTCTACGCCTCCGACAAGCTGCTCGTATTCTGCGTATCCGTCAATGGATTTTTTTGTCAATATGGAGATGCCGGTTGCAGCTGCCGTTAAAGCAGCTGCACCAGTCTTCGCCGCCGTTGCAAGGCCGCCTTTCAGTTTGCTTGCCAACGCATCCGCTTTTTGTCCTGTTTCGGAAAACCCGCTGTCCACGCCGCTGTCGTCCACAGTGACCTTGATAAACAGGTCCATTAAATTCATGCTTTCACCACCAATCCGCACCGCGCGACCACATCGGCGGTGATCTCTTCACATGTTCTGCTGTCCTGCTTTTTTGGCTCAATAATGTCCGCGTATCTCGCCTTGATGTAGTTCCCGCCCGTGTATCGCGCCGTGTTTTCGGCCACAATGCGCAGCGCGTCGGTCACATAGATGTGGTATGCCTCGGTTTTCGCTTTCTCTTTGACCCGCGCCACACAGTACCGTAGGAAAGGCTTTACTTGTTTTTGCCCTCGATATTCTCCTGCGCAGAGCCAGAGGATTTCCCGCTCTGCGCTGAGATAAAAAGTTCTCCAAACGCCTCATCCGTCAGAAGTTCTGTTGCGTCCCGCATCAGTTTTGCGAGATTCAGCGTCCCCTTGTAGGCTTCTGCACTCACGCCTTCGATAGCAGAAAGGATATTGATGATATCCCCCTTATGCTGCTTGAGCAGTGCAGGGAGCGCTTTACGCGCCCGCTGCATTGCAAACTCCTTCACCGTCATTCCCTCGGGTATCTTTTCACGCCGAAACATGGCGGATGCCTTTTCGTCCTCTGCGATGTTGGCAATGGGGTCAATGATGTCTGCAATGACGTCAAACACCCGCTCGCCATGAATGTCGGAAAGTTTCATATTAGCCCTCCGCCGTACCGGCCTTAATGTAGATCTCAAAGGGGACCGTGTCCTGTGCCGCCATGGAGTAGTGGGCGGTATACTCAAACGCAAACTGGCCCTTTGCCTTGTCGCTGGTCTGCAGCTGGAAGCCGCCGGTGGACAGTGCATTCATCAGGTGGATGGCGATGAAGCCGCCATTTTTATCGCCGTTCTTGTCGGAGTAGTCGCCCACCAGCCAGATGTCGGCAAAGTCAGCGTCCGACAGATCGTTCCGAGGCGTTACTTTCCCATCGCTGGTACTCACATCGGCAGCACCGCAAAGGCTCTTTGCAATCTTGGTGTCTGCGTTGATGAACGTACCCGTCATCTTCGCTTCCCAGGAATCCAGCCGTTTCAGCTCCTTCATGTTCTTGGGGCAGTTGTCAATGTCCTCGCCAAAGTCCGAATAGGTCGGCGTTGCGGTAAAATTCACGCCGCCGGTAGTCGCGCCGATCTGTCCCGCCTCTCCGATGGTTCCGGTGGCCGGGGTAAAATCGGTGGTCAGAATACCGGCGTTGATCTGCAATTTCTGAAATGCGTCGGAAGGAATTTTTGTGAATTTCATAGTTTCGTCCTTTCATCAGTTTTGCGACAGGAACTCAACCGTAATGTTGAGATACCGCCGCTTGATGTTTTTATCGCTTTCGTCCGCGATGTTTTGACACCACGGAGAGCCGCGCTTGATCCACATCGCCCCGCCGTCATAGGGAACCATGCAGCCGCCCATACCGATAGCGTCGGCGATTTTCTGTGCCTTGGCGTTGGGAACCGCTTCACCCTCCGTGTAGTACCAGAGGTTCACAGTCAGCCCGATCTCCCCGCTTTCCCACGATCCTGTGATAAGCTCATAGGTCAGCCACGGGAAAACCGCGTCCTCCGGCACATTGGAGGTGGGATATGCCGGGAGAAATTGAGAAAACCACGCGTGGAGCGCCTTGTCCTTTGTCATCTCGGCAGCTCCCTTCGTTCCGCTGTGAAGAATTTCAGCGACCGGATTGCCGGTCCGGCAGATTTCGGAGCTGCCTTTTCCTCTGGGTTTGACGTCACCCGGTAGGTCAGCCCCGTTTCCCCATCCCGGAAATAATCGTTGTACTCAATGGGCACGTTCCGGTTGACCAGCGCGGAATACACCGAGGTCACGCCCTCCTGTTCCGCCCTCCGGGCCTCCATGGATGTATCAAGCGCCTGATAGTTGAGAAACTCAGCGCCGTCAACCCATTCCGTGATATAGCCGCCAGCGCCGTCGCCCGTGCGTTTCTTTTCAATCAGCACACATTTTTTACCAAACGCATCCAACAGCATTACGGCTCCACCCCCTTGAGCTTCCGCCAGTCATTCAATCGGCCCTTAAAAGCATCCTGCCATCCCGTCACAGCGCTTGCGTCGGCCTTCCCACCGCTTGCCTTGGTGTAACTGTACCCCCCGAAACTCTCGCTCGTGTAAGGGCTTAAAACGGCTTCACCGTTCTTTTCTTCCCACGCGGCAATGTCGATGGAAAGCGTCACAACCGCCTTCGGAATCGCCAGCGCCCACACCGTCCCGGTAAATATTTCATCCGTCAGGTCAACCGCCGGATACAGGTGCAGGCCATCGTTGAACACGGAACCGCAGATGCGGAAATATTGATTGGTTTGGAGAAAGGGCAGCGCAATGCTGCCATTCTCCACGGTGAACGTGCCCTCGTGAATGTCCACAAGGAACCAGTTGTTCAAGTGCCGTAAGACCTGTTCAAGCATTACGCTGCCCCCCATTTAGCCCGCACCGGCCACCGAAACGGTAGCCACGGCAATTCCGTCCAGATATTCAGCCCACAACTTCATGCCCATGATGGCGTACATATCGCCGGTAGCGCGGCTGTAATCGCCGTCGACGTGAACGCCGATCAGGTTGGTCTCGCCCTTCACGGTGTAGTTCAGGCCCAGCTTGGCAAAGTCGCTGTCGCTGGGGTCCACATAGTACAGGTCGATGTTCTCCACGGGCAGAGCGATCACCTTCTTCGAGGCGATGTACTTTTCGGGCAGCAGGAACAGGGTGCGGTAGCCCATGAAGTTCTCCACGTAGTTGATGCCGAACATGGTCTGCACGGTGATCTCCTTGTCGCCCAGGTAATCGTAAGCGTCGATGATGTTGGCGAAGCCCACCACCTCGGTCACGTCCTTATCCAGCCCGGCAAACTTGTCCAGCACCTTGCCCTTAGCCATAGCCAGAGCACGCTGCCACGTCTTCTCGGTCACCTTCAAAGTGCCGGTACCGAGGAAGGTATAGAAGTCGGTCAGGACCTTGTTCTGCAAAGCCACAAGGAAAGCCTCGTCGGTCTTCTCCACGGCAACGTCAGCGCCGTACTTCGCCACGCTCTCGATGGTCACGCTCTTGGCGTACTTGGAAATGTCGATGTCGCCGTAGGCAACAGGCTCCACCTTCATCTTGGTGAAGGGGATCTCGTCACCCTCATCCACGGTGCCGCCCTTGAGACCCCCGTCCACGCTGGCCTTGTAGGAAACCAGCTTCGTACCGGGGGCCTTGCGGATGGGGCGCATGATGCCCATGATGTTGCGCAGCGCGTCCCAGTTGTCAGAGAAGCGGGACACGAAATCCACCTCACGGGCGGAAGTGGTAAACTGTGCAGAAGTTGTTACGTTAGTTTTCGCAGCCATAAATAGCTCCTTTCAAAAATCAGTTGTTTTCGCTTGCCATCAGATCGGCAAGCGCTTTCTGGCGCTCCGCCGTGGACATTACGTAGCGGCCCTTATCGTCCTTCTTGTAGATGTCCTCGCGGGTCTTTGCACCACCGGTGTTTGCCGGGGGATTGGCGGGATTCGCGCCCTTTGTCTGCGTGGTGGAGACCAGCCCCTTGTAGGTGCCGTCTACGAGCGCATCAAGGCTTTTGGTGTCCTTGATCTTCTCGCCGTCCAGTTCCAATGCGGCCATTTCCTCGCCGCAGCCGCGCATGGCAAGATCGAGATTCGCGCCGGTGATGTTTTTGCTCTCAAAGTAAGCCCGGACGGCCTTTTCCTTTGCCGCCTTGCTTTCCTTTGCCGTGACGTCGGATTTGTAAGTTTCAAAGGCCGAGTGTTCCTTCTCGTACTTCTCCTTATAGCCGCCGTCACCCGCTGCCTTGAGGTCGTCCAATTCCTTCTGGACGCCGGGCAGCTTCTCCGCGTCCGCCTTGTACTTCGTGAGATCGTCCTTAAGGGGGTCAACCACGCCCAGATGCAGCGCAACCAAGCGATTTTCGATCTCTTCGGTGCAAGCCTCGCCGAGAATATTTCTAATTTCCGCTCTCGTAAATTTCGCCATTTTATTCGTTCTCCTTTTCCTTGGCCCCAATTCTTCGGGGGCGAACGTTGTATAAAAACCGCTGTACCTCGCGGGTTTTACCTAAAACAAAAGAGCCAACCACCGAGAAAAACTCGGTAGCTGGCTCCTATTGCCCTTTCCCGTGCCCTATTACGCGGAAGTTGAATATTTGATTGTTTTCTTGACCTCTAATACGATATACCCGTCGCCCTTGCGCCGGATTTCCGCGTCATTGCCACGCCGTATAATGGCTTCGATGGCCTTGATGGTCTCGTTATCCATTTTTCAGCTCGCTTTCCAGAATGTCCCGATACTGTCCGACATGGTCGGCGGCAGCGGGTTTCAGAAACGGCTTTGCCTGGTGTCCTCCTGTCATGTGCGTTCCTTTATCGTCCTTATAAATCCACTTTGTAGGTCTGCCGCCCTCTGTGTGCTTTCCTGTCGATAGTTCAACATTCGGGGCATATTCCACATTCGTGCCCATATAAACTGCCATCTTCGAAGGATCGCTTTCTTCCGGCGCGGAGCCGGAATATTCGCCGGTCTGAACTGGCTTGTTCCCTTTTGCTTTATCTGCGCTGTATGTGCTGATTGCAGCAGGCTCGCCGCTTAAAGCGTGCGTAATACTGTTTCTCAAAAGCCCGGTATCAACAGTACATAGCTTTTTCGCATATCCCTCTGCCACCAGCCCGATCTTTTCAAGCCCGCGCAGCAGCGCCGCCTTGATTTCAGCGAAAACCTCCGCACTGTGATCCTGAATATCAATGTTCATTGTTATCCTCGGCCCAATTTTTCCAGTTCGCTGGCGGTGCAGTCAATCAGTTCGTTATCGCTGTCTCTTTCCACCAAAAAATACGTCCCGTTGGTATTTCTGATGTCGACAACGATACCGGTATCCCCAGTACTTTTTACCTTTACACGATCATATTCACGGATCATCCCGCATCCTCCTTGTTTTTTCTAAAGGCCGTTATGATACGCGGTTTGCTTTCTGGTGCATCCTTTATCCAGCCAGTGCAAAACGTTCGTTGCTTCGTCACACCAAGTTCCATGAAAATATTAAAACGCACAGCTCCGCCGCCTAATTCTTTAAAATCCACAGCCTTTTCCACGCTAAACTGCCTTGCCATATCATAGCGCAATTGGAGCGGATTGTCTGACGTATATCCAACATCAAAGAATTGATCTGCGTGTTTTGCTCCATTTTTCAGGAAATAGCCTGTGTATTTTTTGGGTGTTGTTATGCACTCCGCATTTTTAACAACAACGGTCTGTCGCTTTGTGGTTTTTAATTGTGCCCACTTTTCAGGTTCATTATACATCAAATTCTGGAAATCTTCAACGGTATTCGGAACTTTTTTGCTCAGAACCGCCTTGTATTCTTTCCATTGCTTCGTGTCTGCCGATAGATTCCGGCCTTTTTTGATAAAGATGCCCCACGCTGTAGTATTTTCCGCTTCTTTCTGTGCCGCCCACTCTGAATAGGTCATATCTGAAACGATCTCGTTTTCGCCTGTAACCGGGTTTCTAGCGCGTCTTTGGCCCGTGGAATTTACTCCATCCACATCCGCAACCATCGTGCAGCGGCAGTTATACACGAGATAACCGGGCGCTGACGTGTCGCCGGGGAACATAATGTCGTAACCGTCGACCTTAAATGGCTTGTCAATGTCCACCGTCTGGCCGTCCAGCATGGCGTGAGCGTGTCGCGTTCTGTTGTCCAGCGTCGCAAACCATTGTTTCTTGAGCTTGATGCCCATCTTCTCAGCCGCCGCGTAGCTGTCCATGCGTCCGGCATTTTGCGCGCCGGTCACGGCGGTTCTGGCCGTGCGGATAGCGCTATCGCGGCTCATTGTGGTCATGCGCTTTTGCAGATTATCCGCCATGTGCTTGATGCTCAACCCCTGCAAGATGGAACTGGTGACGCTGGCCGTAATTTGCTTCTTGCCGTATGCGAGATCGATCCCGCGTTTCAGTGCTCTGTCCTTTGGATAGTACGGCATCAGCCCCGGCTGCTCCACGATCAGGCGTTTCACCGTCTGCTCGTCCCACAAGTCAAAGCCGACATCCCCGGCCACGCTCTCGATGGTGTACGCCGCATAATTGCGGTTCAGAGAGTAGATACCGGGCGTTGCGTCATTGGTGTAAGACACCGCCACGGCGTTTGCATCGGTGACACGGTGTGCCACTTTGTCACGCATGGCCTGATAGCGTTCCCCGCGCCCGATCTGGTTGAGCCGCCATTGCTTATAGTCGGCCTCCGTCCACTCCTTACCGTTCTGCACGGTGCCGATCAGAGCTTTCATTTCCTCGTCGCGCTTTTTGAATTGCTCAAAGTAAGCGTCAATGGTTTCTTGCAGTTCTTTCCCGGCCTCACGGTATAACTTCGCAATGCGCCGTTCCAGCTTTGCAAGCTCCTTATCGGTCAGTTGATGCCCAAGATCACTGGTCGCCATCGCCGCTCACCCCCGGCGCATCCGGTTCCGCAAAGCTCCGGTCAATCTCTTCCGCCGCTTTTCGTTTCGCCATGTCTTCGTACTGGTCAATGTCACCGTTGATGGTCAGCAGCTTCTTTGTGATGTATTCGTCATCGTAATACGCCGCGCCCAAAAGAATGTTCTGCGTCTCCTCGCTCTTGTTGATGATCTGATTGCGCGTGTAACTCGGCTGGTCCGCAATGCCTGCCAGACGCAGAATCTCAACAATAAACCGCGTAACCTCGGATTCAAACTTGTCTGTCTTCAAATCCAACGGCACATAGCTGGCCTTGATTGCGGTCGCCGTCTGGTTCCCGGCGGATACCGCCACCGCGTCAAAGCACTGGAAATCTTCGTACAGCTTTTTCTTGAGCATATCAATGGTGCTGCTGGTGCCCTCATAGGGAGCCTCGATGGTCTTGCTCTCCACCTTTGCGCCATCGTCTCCGTTGGCGTGGGCGACATGGGTGGTTTTCAACCGTTCAATAAACTTAGCATCGGCCAAATCGTCCATTCCGTCGCAGTTCGAAAGAACCCAGTAAATCAAATTGCCCTCGTCCACATTGTTGACCATGTTGGAGGACGCCAAATCCAGCGCGTCAATGGTATTGCGCTTGCCGACGATCTCGGAGAGACACCGCTTGTTGTTTTTTAGCGGCACGATGGGGAAACTCGGATAATTCCCGCCGTCATAGATTTCGGTTTCGCCGACCTCCGCCTTGCGCTCGATCAGCTTATAGCTGCGCTTCGGCTGCATAACGTCCATATCCTCGCCGCTGGGCTGGAAATACTCGGTAAAGCCGTCAATCTCATACAGCGTCGCTCTCAACGGCTTATCCTGTGCCACCTGCCAGAACCGGATACCGGCTTTCATTGCACCGTCTTCCTCATCGTAGAGAGGGACAAACTCAAGCAGGGAGAACACCCGCAAATGCGTCAAATCCCAGAAGCCGAAGGACACGCCTGCGATTTTCGCTTCACGCGCTGCGTCCATGATTTCCTGGTCGAAGTCCGGGCATAGCTTGTTCGGTGTTTCCTTCTCCGCAAAGGTCACGCCGTTTCCCAGCAGATACGAAACCTCCTGATCCACCGCCAGACCGAAGAACCGACTGGCCAGCTTATGGTTTGCCGTCCACATATCCGCGTGGGCGCGGCCCTGCATATCATAGATGATCTTTTCATAGCGGTTGATTGTCGGATTCAGCCCGTTGTAATATTCCTCAGCATCCGCCGCCGTCTTATATGCGTGGGATTCACGATGCGCGTTGATCGCACTGCGGATAAACTCCATCCGCGCCTTTTCGTCCTCGCCCACCGCCACAAGGTCATTATATGTCTTAATCTCCGCTCACCCCTTATCTCAGAATGGAAACATAATCAGAGCTGTCGCGTTTGTTCCACAACCGCTTTACGATGCTGGCCGCGCTGTCCGGCGCGTCATCATGCTCCACGTTCTCGTTGTAATCGCAAATCTGGTCGATATACGCATCATCCGTACCGGCCACAAAAACCACGTTGCGCCATTCCGCCTTGAGATAGCTTGTGATTTTAAGGAATTTGTTCATGTTTTCGTGATAGGTAACGGCCCGTTCGCCTTTCGCGCGCAACGCCTTCGCCAGATAGCCCTTGTCGGCGTTGGTCTCGCAGTAAATCTCCCCAGCATTGAAGGACTTCCGAAGCCGGATGATCTCATCCATGCAATTGTCCACATGTTTATGCCAAAGCCGCCCATAGAGGTAATATGTTGTCCCTTTCTTCCGGGCAATCGTAAAAGCCGTGTAGTCATCGCCGCCATATGCCGCGTCGATATGGCAAATGCCCTGCTCTGCAAGGCAAGGCTCCGCGCCCATTTGCGGCGTGTCAAAGATTACATCGTCACTGGCAATGTGTCGCAGCTCGTAGTTCGCCGCAAACAGGGATGACGTCATAGACGATTTAATGGTTTGCAATTCATCCCCAGAGATCAGACCGGTTGAATAGCAATCGTGCTTCTCGATATTCGGCATCATGGAAAACGCGTCTTCCTTGTGCCAAGGCGTCCCGGTGTTAAAAATGCGCCCGCCCCGATTGCGGATGTTCTGTAACTCCTGATAGATCGTTTTTGTATGGTCTCGCTCTGCGCGTGAAATGCGATCCTGCACATTTACAATATCGTCCGTAAATATGCGGTCGAAATGCTTGCCGGTCAAGGACCCGTTCACGCCGCACGCCACAAGCTGGCTCGTGCCCTTGTTGTCCGCTGCCAGATTCGTGGAAATCTCCGTTGCGGATACCGTTGTCAGGATTAGCGGTTTCCCGTGGATCTTCTCGCACAGTGCCTCCATGTATGGCGATAGCAGCAGATTCCGCACCTGCCGCACAACCTCTTTCACGTCCGCATCCGTTTTTCGCATAAACAGCGTTTTGAGATTCGGCAGAAGGACGATGATCTCCGCCAGCGCAATCGAAACGCACGTTGTTTTATAGCTGCCACGGTGCGCCTGCAAGGTTTTGTCCTCACGCCCGCGCACCATATCCTGTATCCATGCGTTGTGCAGCGCGCCCAGCTTATCAAACCCAACGGCATGGCCGAACGCAATGGGATTATGTATCAGCAGTTCCGCCGCTTGTATCCGCGTCATTCTGCATCACCATCTTCTCCAACTCGTCCAATGCAATACCCTTCGCGTCCGTAACCGCCACGTCCACGCTGTCACGCTGCCCCAAAAACTGTTTGCCTAGGAAAATCGCCATTGTAGCGTTTTTTTCGGCCAATCGCCACTGGCTCCGACGCAGTGAAATTTTCCCCGCTCCGCGCTTTTGTCTAAATACCTCGGAAAAACTGGCATGATAGGTGCGTTTACACCAACTATCCAGTGTTTTATCTGTCACGTCAAACCAACCGCAGATTTCCTCAAGCGTGCATTGCAGGCCGCAGAGGTTTTCGAACTGCTTCTGATCTATTTCCTTTCTTGGCCTTGCCATACGCGCCCTCCTTCCTCGCAGTCAGCTTTCTCGCCACCAATGTATGCAGGCCATTCATGGCCCCTGTAATATTGCCGGACTTAATCAGCCCGTTCAGTGTTTTCATTTGCTGTGTGGATAAATACTGCTGGTTTTTCTTCAACATCCTCCGCGCAGTCGCCTGAGCATCAGTCATGTAGAAGCACCGCCTTCTTCCCGGTAAATTTCTCCCACCGGTCAACAATGACGTCGGCATACTTCGGGTCATACTCCATGCAGAAAGCGTGACGCCCATTCTGCTCCGCTGCCATGATCGTGGTGCCGGAGCCAGCGAACAGGTCGAGAACATTCTCTCCCGGCTTGCTGGAGCACTGCATCTGGTAATCGAACAGCTTAATCGGCTTCATAGTCGGATGCTCCGCAGATTTAACAGGCTTATCAAAATTCAGTACAGTTGTCTGTCTGCGGTTCTTGAAGAAGTAGTGCTTTTTGCCTTCCGTCCAGCCGTAAAGGCAAGGCTCGTGCACATCCTCTTCAATCTCGCTCTCACCATACAGGCAAGGTTCATGTTTCCACTGGAAATCCTGTCTCCCCATTACGAGGGAATTCTTCACCCAAATCAGGCACTGCCGGACACGCAGCATCGAATCTTTACACGCGCCACGGAAGTTGTACCCCTCGCTGTCTGCATGCCAGATGTAGAACGGAGCGCCGGGTTTCATAACCATCGCCGCATTGGAGAAAGCATCCGTCAGGAACTGCCTAAAGGCTGCATCTTCCATGTTATCGTTCTTGATTTTACCGGCGGTGCCCTGATAGTCCACATTGTACGGAGGATCGGTGAGAAGAAGATCGATTTGTGCCCCCCCCCACAAGTCTTTGTACGTCCGTCAAAGACGTACTGTCCCCGCACATAAGGCGATGGTCTCCAAGCTGATACACATCACCCAGCTTGCTCTTCGGCTCCGCCGGAATGACAGGTTCATAATCATCCTCGACAACGGAATCGTCCAGTTCGTCGCGCAGGCCCCAGTCAAAATCAAATGCCGATAGATCGAGACCTGGCAGCTCATCAGCCAGCAGGTCAAAGTCCCAGTCGCTCTCGTTGCTCTTGTTGTCCACCAGCCGCAGGGCGTTCACCTGCTCCGGCGTCAAATCGTCCACGCAGACGCAAGGCACTTCTTCCATGCCCAGCTTCTTTGCCGCCAAAGCGCGGCAATGCCCGATTACGATCACGCCATCACGGTCAATCACGATCGGCTGTACAAAGCCATACTGCTTGATGCTCTCCGCAACGTTGTTGATTTGCCGCTTATCATGCTTTTTTGCGTTTGCGGCATACGGTACAATATCCGCAAGCCGTCGTTTTGTGATTTCCATGCCATCCTCCTGTTTTGCTACCGGCCCCTGCTCCTTGGTTTTCTCGCCGCTTTACTTGCTTATTGTCAAAATCAGGGATATGCAACCGCGCCTTACCCATCAATCTTTCACACGCCGTTGACTTCTCTGATTGTTGTAAAAACTTTTTTACGCTTGAAGCAGTCACAATAAAAGACGCGTTTCCCCCTTTTGCCATGACTTCCTCCTGTTTTGCTACCAGCCCCCACCCCTTGGCCTTACATAGCAGACTTTACCCGCCCCGCAGTCTCTACCATTACCCCACGCATAAGCGCAAGCCTTCGATTTTGAGGGGCATACACGCTGTCTCTTCCAGCCGTCAAGATTGGTTTGCATAACCTCCGCGCCCAAAGACACGAGCCGCTATCCGGTACGGCATTGCAGTCCTGCCCTGCTTTAGCGCTTCAGGGAAAGTCCCCGTCACTCGCTGTGGTCTCCCCTTACGGGGCACCTATGCCGTGAATGTCCCTCCTGGGACACATCGTTGAGAGGTGCGGAGGGTCCTGTTCCAAACCGGAATTGCACCGGGGCATCAAGGGCAAGTACCAGTTGCCGGAGACGAGCTGCTTTTACAGGCCGCAGCTTATATATTCTTGGAGCGAGGACGCATCACCCGAAACGCTCCCCGCCATGGTGCAGACGGCTGGGCTTGAACCAGCGCATACCTCCTGGCGTGGTGCTCTACCTTCTGAGCTACGTCTGCATACCCCCGGCATCCGCCGGGGTCAGGAGGAAAGAAAGGATGGATGGAAAGAATGAGGATACG